TCTTCGTAATAACCAGAAACCTCAAATGTTTCGTCTTCTTTTTTGTTTGTAAATTCGTTATATAACGGCGTGATCAATTTTAATTTTTCGATTGTGTTTTTTAAGAAATTACCCAATACTTTATTAACTCCAGAAATAGTTGGTAAACTGTAACGAATATCCTCTAATTGTATTTTTAAAGATTCAGCCTGTATAATTACTTTAGTTGTCATCGATGCTAAAGATTCCAAAAATTGTTGTTCATTAATAACGACTACTTCGCAATCTGGCAGGTTATAATACGCAATGATATCTTTAGCTTTTTTATCGTTTAAAGCATACGTTCCTAATGATAACTGTTTTGTAAAATATTTGTGTTTACCGTTAAACCATTTTTTATCGTTAACATTTTGTATCATATAAAGTTTAGCGTTCATGGTTTTATTTGTTTAAAAAAGTTAAATATGCTTTGTACGATTCGTAAACCGCTTGTATTTGTTTAAATTCTTCTGTTTCTCTTTGTGTTTTATAAACCTCATCGCTTGAGAAAAACGTATCCCACTCTTCAATTGTTTTTTCTTTGCAACCTATTTGTATTTTATCGCCTATAATTGAATGCGACCATCTACAAAAAACAGGTAAATATGCGGTTTCTTTATTGTTGGCGTTGAATAAATTAGCGTTGGATAAACGAGCGTTGGATAAATCAGCGTTGGATAAATCAGCGTTGGATAAACGAGCGTTGGATAAATCAGCGTTGAATAAATCAGCGTTGGATAAATCAGCGTTGGATAAACGAGCGTAGGATAAATCAGCGTTGAATAAATCAGCGTTGAATAAATCAGCGTTGGATAAACGAGCGTTGGATAAATCAGCGTTGGATAAATCAGCGTTGGATAAATCAGCGTTGGATAAATCAGCGTTGGATAAACGAGCGTTGGATAAATCAGCGTTGGATAAATCAGCGTTGGATAAATCAGCGTTGGATAAACGAGCGTTGGATAAAGATACTTTTTCTTTAACCGCTTGTTCTACCGCATCTTTAATAGTTGCGTTTTCAGATTCATAGGTAAATAATACTTTACCAAAGATGCTTTTAATTTCAATTTTTGTCATTTTCTTGTTGTTGTTTAATTTGTAAATATTCAATTTCTCTTTGTAAATAATCCAATGCTTTTTTTAAATCCTGTAGTTCGTCTGATTTCTTTCCAGCTCTCGCTACGTATTTCATAACGTTTCCACGATTAAAGTTTAAATCATAATCTTTGCATACGTCTATAATATCGTAGCCTTTGCCGTTTTCGTAATGTAATTGTGATGATCTCATTATTCTAAAAATTTTTCTATTGCTAATTCCTCAATCGCTTCGATCTGTCTTACTGATAATATGTTAAACATATCGTTACCACATATAAATATTTGACAATCGTCTATACAAGCTCCTGAGTTTGTTTCTCTTTCTCCTGAAACGTATGTACCTATTACATCAAACTCTACATCGCAGTAGGTGACTGTTACATCTAAATTTGCCATCTTATTTATTAAATTTTTTTATTTTTAATTTCACTCCTTTTTTATGACCAAATTGTACTTCTGTCACACTCCCCCAAACTTTTTTACCTGTTGATTTATCTATATAAAACATTTTAGAACCTAAATCAGGTTGACCTATTTTTCTCCACGTTTCTGAGTCAAATATTCTTACCGCCATATCTTATTTGTTTTTAAGTTACTATAATACATATTACCCAAATTATTGCATACAAAATTATTGAACCGTATACCATTATAAAAACCCAATCAAAACCACTGAGTGTTTTTTTTATTTTGTGTATGATTTTCATAATCTTATTTATTTTCAACGATTTCTATTAGTTTTTTTAAACATTCAAGTTCTGCCTCTTCGTAAGTAGGGTAGAAAATACTTCTAAATATACCTTTATGGTGTTTACCACATTTTACTACGTTAAAAAAGTATTGGATCCTTTTTGAGTGTGTTATATTATCATGAGGTATTCCTACATTTATAACAATATGTAAGCCATACCTCTCTCTAAAAAATCTAAACGCTTGTTGGTAAAGTGGTGCTAAAACAAAAACATAATCATCATTTCCACCAATAGGTTCTCTCCAATATTGTACTTTTTGTTCTAATGTACTACCATAAGCATTTTGAGTATAAAAACCAATACAAGGTTCATCAAATCCTAATTCTTTTAAGGATAATGCCTGTTCGTATGGAATAAATTCTTTTTCCATCTTATTTGTTTTTAAATGTTTCGTTAAAGTCTTTAATTGTTTTATTTAACCTACCCATAGAGAAGGCTTCTTTTAAATCTTCCTTACTATAGCCTTGTTGTTGTTCTAATTGAGAAATATACCTCATTACGCTTATTGGAACTGCTAAATAATCTTCTTCGGCATTAGCTTTGTAGTACGCTAAATCTCTTACTTCTTCAAGTGTTTCTTGTTTAGGTTCTTGAATAACATTTCTGAATGGTCTATTACATTTAGGACAAGTTGTTCCTAAATAAAAACCACTTGTATCTTGACAACATTCTTGTTTAGGTTTCAACCCTGATATTTCCTTAAATTTTTCCTCTCCTCCACAATGCTCTATTATTTGTTCGTGCATTGGTTTAGGTGCTTCTCCCCAAATAGGTTCTCCATCAATGCTACTTTGTAGTAGTACTTCTTCTTTTGGAATGATGATTTTGTAACCTGGTTTTAAACATCTTTCGTTGGAATCACACTTACAGGATCTTATTTCCATACACCCAAATGTTACACCTATCTTCTCACAAATCGGATTCTTAACAAACCATTTAAGGAACTCATCATCAATTTCTTGAATACCATCTTTGTTTAAGTCTTGGTTGTCTGTTAGAATTATTTTTTGTAAATGATTTGGATTTACTCCATATAAGCTTTTTAAACCTTTTATATCTTCATTTTTTACATAAACAGGTTTGTTAAATGCTTTTGCATTATTGAAATACCATCCCTCTTTAATTTCTTCCTTATAAGTGATGTAGATATGTTGGTTTTCGCTATCTAAAATTTGTGGCATCAATATGTCAAACAATCTTAAATCTTTGTAAACTTCTTTTCCTTTTTTAGTTAGATAACCTAATCTACTCGGTTTGTTTGTTGGTACTACGTGTATGTTCATATATTATTTGTTTTTAAGGTTTGAGTCATAATTCTTAATACCTTTTAAATACATTTCTTTTAAATGTTGCTTTTCCATTTCTTTGGCTTCTTCAAAATACTTAATTCTCATTTTATCTGCATCCGATGATGTTATTTCATCTCGATTTCTAAGCCAAGTTACATACATATATTTCTCTGATAAAAAATCTACTGCTGTTTGTTTCATATTAATTACCATATTTGTTTATTAAAATTACATAAATTACAAACGCTACTAAACCGATTGCAGTTATTACTCTTGATTCTTTTTGTTCCTGTGTTTTCATAATTGTTTTTTTTAATTGTTGTTATCTGAGTACAAATATATAACTGTTTTTTAATTACAAATCATAAAACACACATTTTAACAAAAAATTAACATTTGAATATAAAAAAAGGTACTAAAAAATAGTACCCTTTATAGTTGTGTTGATTTAGTTTAGAACGGCAAATCATCCGCAGCTGCAGGTTGTATAACTTCAGCCTGTACTACAGTCGTTTGATTTACTTCTGAACTCCAAACAGTTTTTCCGTTACCAAGATAAACAGCTTTTTCTCCAGCTTCTCGTTCCTCTTTACTTTGATTAATACGAATCGATGCATCTTGTCCGTACTCGTTAACTTCGTCGTTTAATACGATTTGTATTTCAAGATACTTCGCATTATTTTTAAAAGGTTGTCCGTTTTTATCGGTTGATTTAATTTTGTTTTTATCAATCTTGGTTACGTCGATTGATGCTGAGATAATCTTTGCCATTTTATTTAGTTATTAAAGTTATATATTCACGTGCGTTTTCTACTCTTTGTTTTAATTCGTTTATAATGTTTTGATCATAATCAAACTCAAACGTTTTAATCCTATATTTTTTATCTAAAGACTCATAATCTTGATGTTCTACATATAACAACTCTGCTGGCGTATTCATAAGCACGTAAGTAAGTACCGCTTTTTTGCAACCAGTTAGATGCATATAAACCTGTAATTGATAAAAATAATCTTTATTCGGTACATCGTTTTCAAATAAAGGAAACGTATAAGCATCCCAACTACATTTTATATCGTAAACAACATTGTTTACTATTAAATCAGGAGTACCTTTGAAATAATCATCCTCATAAAAATTATCGTTTTTAATAGCAAAATCTAAATCCAACCATTCGATAGCCTTATCAATTGCTTTGTCTTCTAAATCGATGCCTTTTGTCAAATATTTAGATGTTATTTCTTTACGAAATCCATATATCTGTTCTCGAACGTAATCCTGTAAATACGATTTTGTCGTTTCAGATAAATTTTCCGTTTTCGATCTGGCGTTTGTCATTAACTTACCAGCAGCTGAAGCTCTTACTTTGAACATAATAAAATTTCGTTTTCGTTAGACAATGTATATTTAGATTTTATTTGCTCAATCGTTACCGATCCAGATTTATATCCTTCGACTGCTTTATTCCAATTCGGATGATCAGGAGTTAATTCAATCAACGTTAAATCTAAATCGTAGTTAATAACGTCTTTACGATTCAAATCAGAACCGAATAATTTACCAAAATGATCAGTCGCATCTTTAATAGCTATCGTTTTAGCGATAGGAAACGCCATTGATAAAGCTCCGTTATTTATATTAGCTAAATCAGCAGGAGACGTTCCTTTTGCCGTCTGTAATTGAGCTGCACCAATACCGTCGTGAAATTCCCAAGTATTAGTTAACGGATGTAAATAATGAACACGTACTACAACGTAAACACCGTTAAAGCTGGTTCCTTCTCTCAATACCTCGATACGATACGATTTAAAAATAGTTTTTAAAAGATATTCAACACGCTCGATTGGTATATATTTATATCCTTTAATAAACGGATGAGTTTTTACCCAATCATTTTTAGGTTGTTGATTCATTAATGCTACAAAAGCGTCGTTTTTTTGTGCTACGACTAAATCTGAATAAAGGTCTTTAATTTTTGGTAGGTTGCTCATTTGCTGTAAATTTTATTACTAAATTGTCGAACGATTCGTTTGAAATAAATCCCTTTACACGTTCAGTGTACCACGCATAAAATTCTGATAGCTCTGCCATAATCTTGTTTTGATTTGATTGTTAATAATAATTCTGTTTTGATAATACTCTTTAATATTTACAAAGTTGTAAATAAAGTTTCTTTTTTCTGCGCTCGTTATTCTACGATCACACTCAGCTATCATTTGAAGTATTGCGATAGCTTTTTCGTGTTGTGTAATTAATTTTTGCATAAGTATTTCGTTTTGTTTACTTTGCAAATATATAACTTTTTTTTATATGAAAACCATTTTAACAAAAAATTAACACATAAAAAAACCGATACTAAATATCGGCTTTCTTACTTAAATAATAAAAAACAAAGATCAGAAGGATAAAGATTATCCAATACCAGTACGGCAATATCCTTTCGGTTTCTTTTTGAAACGTTTTTCTTTTAACTACAGCTTGTTTTTGTTCGTTTTGCTGTATCTTTTTATCGTTTGTATATATTTTATTAACTTTAGTTTTTCTGTACGTTAAACGTGCGTTTTTATACGTTACACCATTTACAACAATCGGGAGTGTATCGATAATTGGGCAAATCTCAAACTCGTCAATAAACGAACTATCTATGATTTTAATTTGCTCTTGTACGTTTGTTTGTACGTTTGTTTGTACTTCGGTTTGTTGAACGTCTTTTTTTATTTCGACTTTACGAGATCCGCACGAAATTAATAAAAACGATAATAAGGCGTATCTAAATAACATTTTTAAATTTTAAATAATTCATATAACTTGAGTTCGATATTTCGTGAGCGTGTCCGCACTCGCATTGCATTAAACGTTTAATAGTTCCTAAAGCTGTAACGTTATTTTTTAATAGCTCGGTATTTTCTGAACCACAAACAGGACAACTGTATCGTAAATTATTATTTAATACACCGACGTGTACGTTTTGTTTAATATAATTTTGCATCGTTTGAAATACATCTTCTAAAACAATAATATCTCCCTCGCAGTAATGAGTCATTTCTTTCATTGCTTCTTTATTTCCAGCCATTACGCCTTTCCACATATCGAAACCTGAATGCTTAACCTTTGCTCCTGCTCCTAAAAATTTGGCGATATAATCTAATTTATTACTATTGAAATTAAATCCTGATTTAGCTTTTTTTAACGTGTCTAACGTTCTATAGTTTGGGAACATCGGAATGCGGTGAAATATACAACGAGTTCTAATCCATTTTATATCGAAACGATCACCGTTATGAGCTATCATCTCATCCGATTGATTTGCTATCTTAACGAAATCAATCAACATTTGTTTATCGCATTGGTTGTTATCCCAAGTAAGTGTATGTATCTTATCTTCGTTCTCCCATTTATAAGATATGCATATAATTTTACGCTCGTCAATTATATTGTCAGGCGTAATATTTAGATTGTAACCTATACGCCAGGAGTAAACAACGTTTGGAGAAGTTTCAATATCAAAAAATAAACGTTTAATACTACATCCTTTATCACGAAACTGAAATAATTTGATTTCGTTTTCTTTTGATAAGGTGTATTTATTATGTTGTTTGTGTTGTAAACCTAAATAAACAACCTCGTTTGGTTTTAGTCTGTAACGTCTTTCTTTATTTCCCATAGTACAAATTTATATAAATAAAAAGAAACGTTATTAAAGTTATTAACAACCTGTAAAATAATTGGCTGACTCAGCCATACGTCTTTTAGTTAAACCGTTTAAAACCTTACCACCTGCTTTATTCCATTTAAGAAACTCTTTAGCTATATTAGCATCGTTAGGATTGATATTAACCAATTTTAAAAGTGTAGAATTATTAAAGTTAGCCTTACCAACGTTATAACAAAAAGATACCAAAGAGTTAAATTGATTTTGATTTACGTTAGACATTACCTTTTTAGAAACGTGTTTAGCAAACTCATCAGCTATATCTTTAAACAACTCAAAAGCATCATCTATACTGATAGGTTTATCCTGTAAAGTAACTAAAGTACCGTCTGAATAGTAAGTATTACCATAACCAATAGTAGGTCGTTTAGCACTACATAAATATGGCTTTAATGATAATCCTTCAAAATCTGTTATTAGCTTGTAACCTTTGTTATTTAGAATCATCTTTTCCTTTAGCTGTTTGAATTATTTTTATAAAAGTATATACTATTGAAGCAGATAATAAAACTATCTTTAAAATAGCTTCTATGTTAGAAAAACTTATAGCCATAACTACAGAATTTAAAGCGTATATTTTCAAATCGTTATGCGACATTTTTAGCTTTCATTAAACGTTCAACAATATTAGTTACTCCTTCAATAGTTATATAAGAAGTACCTATAATTACCCAATCAGTTGATGTTATAACTCCTGAGAATAACCCTGTTGAAGCAACAACAAAAACTGTTAATTTTCTACTCACCCACTTATTTAAGAATAAGTCGATTTTTTCTTTTCTACTCATTGATTAAGGCAGTAAAAAATTTATTAATATCCGTAAAAATTACATCGTCAATCGAGCAACTCAAATCCAATAAAATAAATCCTTCATTTGTACCGATCAACAATTGACTATCTGAAATTATTTTAGAAGAAACAAAACCGCTTTCGGTTTCTTGGTCTTGGAACGTGTAATCAATTTCGTTGAAACTGAATCCGTTTTCTATAGTTTTAATTTTATTCATAACTTGTTACTCTAAAAATTTTACATCTTCCGGCATCGGCAATATTTGTCAATTGAACGGCAAAGATGATATAATTATCAACCTCCACGTTGAAAGTTGTTTGTTGATCTGAAAAGTTAGCCGAAGCCAAATTTGAAGATGAAGAAGTAGCATTTGACATAGAAGTTAATAAACCTCCTGAAATATACATTTCTCGCATTGTTCCGTAAGATTTTGTACTTGCTGACATATTGCTTAATGAGGCTATTTTTGTAGCACCCGTCAAACTATTTGTAGTATTTTTATATATACTACAAGCAATATTCCCCAAAACACTCGTTCCGGCTCTCTCAAATAATCCGTAAATGTTTAAGAATGTAAAATTACTCAAAGTTTTTGCCGGTATTAATAAACTCGCAGATAATGTTTCAGTCAAAGTTCCGGTGACATTTGTACCTAATGATGTAAAATTTGCACCTACTAACTTAACTTTTCCCGTGTATAGTTCCGTAAAATTTTCGTTTGTTTTTATAAACGCATCTCTTAACTGATCACCCGTTCCATCGTTTGCGCTTGTTCCGACATTTATTGTTTGCTTTGCCATTTTTATATTTTATTATTTAATGCTTTTAAAAATTCATTAATATTAGTGTAAAATTTATCGTTAATCGAGCAGGTTAAATCTAAAAATATTAAACCCTCATTCGTGCCTATCAATAATTGATTATCAAATATTATTTCATTAGATATTATTCTGTTATCATAAACACATTCTATAAAGTTGTAATTTATATCTTTAAAAATAAAACCATTATCAGTAGTTTTTATATTCATATTAAGTAGTTTTAATTAATTTAACCATATCTACATTAGCACTATCTAAAATACTTCCCATAGTTAAAGAAAATAAAATATAATTGTCTACGTTAGTTGTGAATGTTGTAGATAAATAAGCTGTAGCTGTAGCGTAATCAGAAGCACCTGTTAAAACATATCCAGTTAATGTATTAGAGTTAATCCTGAACGTTCTAATAGATTGAGAAAATAAAGCAGAAGCTGCTGCTGCAGTACCACCAAAAATTAATGTAGCTCCTACTAAACTATTAGATGTATTTTTATATACTTTTAAATTTGAAGTTCCAACAATTCCTGTTTTAGTATATCGAGCCAATATTTCTAATATTCCTGTAGTTGAAAACGTATTAGCAGGAATTAATATAGATTGGCTTAAAGTTTCAGTTAAAGTACCAGTTACTGCAGTTCCATTATTAGAACTAAAACCAATTGTTTTGCCGTATAATTCAGTAAAGTTGTTGTTTACTTTAGTAAACCCACCTCTTAAAGTATCTCCTGTACCATCATTAGCAGAAGTACCTATATTTATTGTTTGTTTTGCCATATTATATTGTTGTTTGGTCTGCAGTTAATAATGTTGAATCCGATGTATATAAAGTTGAGTCTACTGTTAAAGGTCCCGATATAACTTCCAATAAAGTTTCTCCACTTTCTGAAACTTCATAAACAGAACCCCAACCAATATCATTATTAGTTGAGCCTTGACCCCAACCTATATCGTTATTTACTCCCTGACCCCAGCCTATTGTATTTGCCATCTTCTATTTTTGATAAAAATATTTGTAATTTCTTAACGTTAACCTCTTTAGGTTTATATGTTTTTGGTCTTAAATCACCCATCCTATAAAAGTTGCATCTGAATCGGGCGACATATCCGATCCTGTGTTTGTATTGTATTCTGGAAATAAATCGTTATTGATCGAAATATAATCTATAAAACGACGTGTATAATGTTGTGCAATATCACGCTCTTTTGAAATTATAAAATCTATTTCGTCTTTGTTAACTATTTCTCCGTTTTCTGAATTATGTTTATAAACGCCCTTATTAGCGATCGTAATCGATGCAAAAGGTAAGTATTCAACCATAGCCCAATGTATCAACATAGGCTTGATATATTTGTTTACAAGCATTAAATAATTACCTGCTAAATCATCAGCTACGATATCGTCGTTTAATTTGTCAAATAATTTAGTACCAAGATAATTTTGCAAATGTATATCTTGAGCAATTTTTATATACTGCACAAATTTATCAGCGTCAACGTTTCCGTTAACCGATGTAAATTTTGCTAAATCCGTATTTGTTATGAATAGTGCCTGTGCCATTATTTTGCGTCTGTTGGTATATTTTTATTATCAGGATGGTAACCTTTGTTTGCCATATCGTTAGGCATCATTGATACAAATTTTGAATTTCTAACTCTATAACCGTATTTCTCAGCTTTTGCTACTGAAATAGTTGTAGCGTTTGGATTGTTAACATCGATGTTAACGTTATCAAACGAAACGTATGTTTGTCTCGTGAATTTATGGTGGCAACGTGGTCCGCCTTTAAATTCGAAAACGTTGTACGGTTGACCTTGATGCCCAAAGCCTGGATTAACTGAATTGCTGTTTACGTTTACCAAATCTTCTTTACGATAAACTCTGTTAGCGTTTACCATTTTACGGCAAAACTCACGCTCTGGATTTTGATTTCCATCGTATTTATATCTTGTAATAAATCTAATTCCGTCTATGTTTTCGTCTTGTTCTGATTTAGCGTTTGGTCTTGCACCAACTGCTGAAGCAAATTTTTGAAATAACGATTTCTTTTTTTCTTGATTTAAAAAATTAATTTCTCCGTCAAACTCATCTTCCAAATCATAATCAACATCGTTTTCATCGATCAATATCCATTCTTTGCTAAGCGTTTCGCCTTTTTCGATTAATACGTCAGCGATACCGTTCGGTGTGTCTACTTCAGAAGCTAAACAAACGTGGCTTTCTAAATTAGTGTTGTTTTCTTTTGTAAGATCTCCCTCAACATCCAACGGCTGTAATTCTTTGAAATATAAATTCAAAGATATTTTATTAAACGATAATATAGTATCGATTGCATCCAAAATAGTTTCCTGTATTGGTTTGATAACCATATTATCAAATAAGATATATGAATTTCTTAACTCGTCAGCGTTCGAACTGAAACCATTACTTGAAGCGATACCAAATAATAACGGCGATGTAACGTTATGCGATAACATAATTTTTGCACTCGCCTCGTTTGACAAATAGCTATAATGTTCTGGCGCATCGTTTAACGGAATTGAATCTACAGTCGTCTTTTTCGTTTCGTCGTTATTAAACGCAACTACAACACGTTTACCACGTGATCCTGTTAAAGTGTTTTCAACTTTATTTTTTATAATCGTTTGCTCTTCCTCTGTAGGTATTCCGTTATTGAAATTAACTACCGATGTAGGTGCGAAACCGTTTTGTACTTCGTTTATTAAATACTCGGAAATTTCCTCCTCGAGTTTCGCATACGGCAACCCTCCCTCATAATCCACGGCACCATAATATTTAGCTGATAACGTGTAGTTCATGACGTAGAAAATCTCAATTTTTTCTCCGTTAGATCCGTAACTAAAAGCTGGTATTAATTTTGGTGGAAAGTTTTTAACATCATCCCAATTATCCGAGTAGTAATATCCTGTAATATTTCCGTCTTTATCGCACTTTTTAGCACGTAAAAGATGTACAGGTATATGCTCGCAACGATCAATCATTGATTTATTACCGTTGTAAATAACTTGAAACGCAAAATTTCCTAATGTTTTATAATCTTTAACTACTTTTTTGATTGTAGTTTTAGAAAACATTTTAATCATTTGAGCGTAATCGTTCGGCTTTACACGTGCATCCTTTGCTGATAAACCTTTACCATAAACTAATTTATTGATATTGTTTATTACAGCGTTATTCGTCGTTGATTTAGTGTATAAATCGATTAGATAATTAAAATATTTATTATCATCTCCGTAATTTACCCAATCATTTTTTTTATCCTCGACAGCTACAGGTGGTTTGTAAGCTTCTAATTGAACAAAATGTACGTTATTACTCATAAGTTATAAAATCGTTATTAGAGCTATGCTCTGTATATTCGTTATTATTGATTGAATAGTCTTCAGTTGTTTGGTTAGTGCAAAAAATACGCTCACGACAAACTACGTTTAAACCATCAACTATAGTTAATTGATAATTTTGATTTTCTTTTATTGGTAAAATAGCTTGAATAATAGTATAATACCCAGCAAAGACAAAACTATCAGGATAAATCGTTTCTGATACGTTAGTCAATTCGTTTCTAATTATCAAAGACGTAACGTTATCGCTTTTAAGCGTAACTTTTATATTTTGAAGCTCAGATGTTTCTTGTAATACAATCATATATATACAACGTTAAAAGTTGTAATTTGTTCAATTTATTTTAATAAAAAAAAGGATAGTCGTTAAACTATCCTTTAATTTCAATAAATAACTATATTATTTATGCACCTTCAACTACAGTGAAACCTAAAGCGGTCATTGTACCATCTAAGAAGTTAGCAGGTACTGGTTCCTCAGCCATAATGGTTAAAGTATATCCTGATTGGTCACCTAAATTTGTCCCAGTGACGATTGTGCCTCCTGTAACTTCAGCACCACGTACTAAACCAGCCAAAAATTTATTACCCATATTATCCTCAACAACAACTTGGAAACGAGAATAAGTTAATAATTTTAATTCTTTATGAGCTGATGGTGTTAACGTTTTCAAACTCAAATTTAATGTTTGAGTAAAAAACGAAGTTCCTGTATTTCTATCCGAGTTAATTGTTTGCTCGAAATTAGAAGCACCTTTTAATTCGTATTTGTATGCCGATGGCGTACCTAAAACTGCTTCGATTACGTCTGTATTCGTAGCATCGTAAGTAACTCCTGACATATCGCCCCAATTTACAAAGTAAACTGCAGCTAATCCACCTTGATTTGATTTACAAGGTTCTTTTCTTCCTAATGAGATATCGCAAGCCATTTGATGTATGTTTTAAAAATTAATAAAAAAAAAGGTGGCGTTTATTCCACCACCCTTTTTAATTTGATTTCAGTTAATTATTAGTTAGCTGAGTTTGTAATTCCGTAAGTAACGATATCTTCAACGATTGAGTATTGAACTCCACCTGTCATTCTCATTACAATTCTTACGTTTTGGTCTCCTAAAGTTTCAGAAGTATCAATCAATCTAACTTCGTTATGATCAGAAATTAATCCTGTACCAAAATAAAGGTTCTCTTTGTAAGTAGCGATTGCAGTGTTAGCTGCCAATCCATGGGTCATAACAACTTTAACTCCGTCAAACATTAAGTCACCACCGTTGAACCAAGTAGTTCCTTTGTTTTCAACTCCGTTTGCTCCAACTCCTGATGCTGCGAATCCACCTAAAGCTCTAACGTATGCTTTAAAGATATTCTGAGATGCGTAGATATATAAATCCTCACGACCGTACAAAGCTGCTGGTACTGCGTCAACGATTTTACCTAATTCAGCAATAACGTTTGAAGCTGTAACAGTTGTTCCTGCAATTTCATTCGCTGTTGGTAAAGCTGCATCAGCTGCTAACAATGTAGCGAAACCATCAAATTGTCCTGTTGTTCCTGCAGCTCCTCTCCAGATTGATACTTCGTTTTCAGCTGCTACTTTAGCAACGTACTCAGCAAGAATAAAATCTGCGAATGAAGGAGGTAAAGCATCATAAGCTGATAAGCCCATTTCCATTGCTTCCCAATCTGATTGAAATGAGGTCTTACAAACGATTTGGTTAACTTGTAGTTCTTTTGGAGTCAAAATTCTTTCAACTAAAGTAATAGATCCTGTGTCTGTAAAATCACAAGTTGCGTTAGTTAATAAAGATCCTGTGTTAACACGTTTCAATACTTCTTTGTATTTAACGTTTGGTTTAACTGTGATTAATCCGTTCGCAATAGTTGGAGCAGATAAAAGTGCTTGAGAAACGTATTTTTTTGCGAATTCTCCAGCATAACTGGTTGTAATTGATACTGTGGTAGCCATAATTATGAAAATAAATTTTTGTAAATTAAATCTTTGGTTGATTGTTTTCTTTGTTGTGAAAAAAGGATTTTCTCAACTGGTTGTTTGTTTTCTGGATTGAATTGAATAGGAGCAGTTACTTCTGCAGCTAATTCAACTTTTGGAGCTTTCAATTCAGCAAGTTCTGCTTCTAAAGCGTCAAGTTTTTCTTGTAATGCGAAAAACGTTTCTTTAGATACAGACTCAACAACTCTTTTTGGTTGTGCTGGTTGTTCTGCTTCCATTTGTGGTTCTGTAATTTCAGCCGCAGGATGTTCCGCTTCTGGCATTACCTCTTCAGCTGCTTTCTCAGCAACTTCTTTGATAATTCCTTCTACTTCTACAACTACAACTTGACCGTTTTCGAGTACGTACTCTCCAATTGGCATTGGAACGATACCTTCCTCTGTTGCTATTCCGATAGAAAATTCTGGTTCAAATTTTTCCGCTTCAACGATTGTGATACCGTCTTCGAGTTTCATTTGTTCCAATTTAATTTCCATA